AGCTGAACTGTCTCCGCCACATGGGCACCAAATAACCATCCTACCCTTCGCCACTAATCTAACTTATTAGGAAAAAACATACAAACTATCAAGTAACACTCAGAAATAGACTAAGAAACGATATCGCTATCACTCATGTGGTCTAATTCCTCGCCAAAACAATCGAACTTCAGCTCATCATTGGTAGCTCTATTGCAAGTGTTAATAAACGTAGACTTCCGAGATGTACCAGATGTAACCATCACACTCTGTCCAGTCTTAGCATATGATTCACTCATAAAATCAAACCGCTTCACATGTGTTAGAAAAGACTCAAAACTGCCGTCTGTTAACTTAATTTGGGTGAAGGTGCACATGTCATCAACTCTCTTCGTCTTATATTCAGACTCATCGGTACCTCTGTAACCCGCGCCCTCGCAAATCACTGAAGTGGGAAGTTTATCAAGCAAATGTTGGTATAACTCTATCGGCGGCAAGACACCATCCTTGTTTAAAGTTGTCTGTAAATAAGATGAATAACATAAAGCGCCGGACGCAACAAAGGACAATTGACGAGTTAAATTAGTACTTCCGCATTTACGCAACTTCTTAACAATGTCCTTATCAATGCGATTGTATCCTTTGAAACTCGTGTTCAATGTTGTCATAAAACGTTTAAAACCAGAAAGTAATTCCTTTAAAATATTCTTTGCTCCCTTGTCAAACGGTAAAAGGTAAGTTGCCTCGAAACTACCAAAATCATTTTGACGTAATGCATTTCGTTTTTCAGCGTTGTTCAAACGCAATTGCCTCTTCTGATTGACATCCATCGCGTCAGTATACTCATCCATAATAACGTAGCTCGCATCGTCTTCTTTGGGCGTGTAAAACAAAAGACCTTTCGTTGTAAAAATCATGTGTATTTGTTTGTTAAAATCGAGTCCAATTTTGCAATCACTTTGATTTGCCTGTAACTGACTTTTCATTAAATCAAACTCCGGGAGAGTTAAATTGAATAGTTTGTCATCATTTATTTTACCATCATCTTTCTTGTTGTTACGAATAGCTTGAATGTAGGATTCCATTTTGGTCGATTAAAAGGGCGAGTAAGTTTTCTGGCTTCTGAATTGGTGAACGCTTGGCATACGTACGAAGAAATTCT